CCTCAGTGGGTTTCAGAAACATCAACCAATCTGCAATCTCAGTGACTGTCAGATCGTTGCTTTTTGCTTACCTAACCCCAGTGGGTTTTGGCACGCGATGAAGTTATGAGTGGCAACCTAGCACCACATTTTGCAACCTGTCAGGTCATTCTTGCGATTAGTCAGGAAAAGATATTTTGATCTTCGTCTCAAATGAATAGCATTGATACTCAATTGGCTCATCTAGGTCTTTTGGTACATACATGACAACCACCGCGCCAGCATCCTCGACGATTGCTGTCTTTAATGTTTCAATTGCTGCCCTAGAGCTACGAGTCAAGCGCAATCTCTGCGATGCCATAAAGAGATCGAAACTTTCAAGGATCATCTTCTTTGATTTTACTGCTGCCGCTTCTTCTTCCTCAGTCATAACGCCTCCCTTTGGCGTATGTTCTCGGTACTTCTTCCAGAACTTCTTGCGATCAGGAAAAGTTATTTTAACATTTACCTTGTACGAGTGCGCCTGTAATTCCACAGGGTCGCGCTGTCCAGGTGGATAGAACATGACCGCCGTGATTGGCAGACCAAGTTCCAAAGCTTGCTGAATTTGCTTTGCAGCAACCTTGCTACCGCGCCATTGGCGCGACCCCATGCCATCGGAGTAAAGTTTCAGTGAATCAGGCGTGGTGTAATTCGCTCGATCCCTTTTGATTGCAGGGGTTTCTTGAGTTGCCGTATCAACATCAGTCGGCGTTCGATCTTCAAAAATAACCATGACCTAGATCCCCCCCCCCTGATCTTGGGATGTCGGGAGTGTGGAAGTTCTTGCCTGATTCGGGCAGTTTCGGGTCTGGTTCATTCGAGCGGCAACCTTAGAAAGGTGGTCAGCCGGAAAGTCCGGCCATGTCTCAGGTATAGACCTGTGATGCACCTCACGTGTGGGAATGGCAAAATACTTTCGCCAAGCGCGTCACTTTGTCCGGTTATATCGGAATATGTCAAGAAGATTGTTTCCTAATTAAGGGTTATTTGATTGGGTCGATGAACACGTTGTCCATGTTTTCCGGCTCGCCCCTAACGCCGGCACCGACGACGATCTTCTCAATTTGTTCGCGCACTATGTCGCGGCGCTTGTCGTCATCCATGGCCGCCCACGCTGCATAAATGTCTTTGTTTCTCGTCAAGGCGTCGGTCGCAGGCTTACCGGCAGCCTTAGCCGTCAACTTCTCAAGAGCTGCCAACTTATCCTCGGCGGCCTTGGCAGCGGGGCCAAACATCTTGGCGCTCAATTCGCCAGCAGCAAACATTCTTTGTAGGTCAGCCAACTCATCACGCCACTTAGCGGCCTCAACTTCATGGGCCGGCGTTGCCTTCGTGATCTTTACCGGGGCCTTCACCTTGGCAAGATCCTTGGCGATCTTTGTCAAAAGTACGTCGGCAACGTGGGCGTCGAGGGCTTCGAGACGTATACACCGACATCGAGTCGGGCAAGCATAATAAATAAATTCGTTTGCGTTTGGACGATTGTAGTATTTGTTATTAAGCCTGCTCATCTTGGCCTTGCATTTATCGCAGTGCAAAAAACTTGAAAGCAGCGCTCTTGGTGGCCGCCCCATTTTTGGCTTATTGCTTGCACTGTTCAAAATGGCGACAGCCTTTTCATAGGTTTTCTGAGAAACAATGGCCGGCATCTGTGACTTGCCCACAATCTTGCCCTTGTATTCGGCAAGTCCTGCATGTAGCGGCCGCCTGATGAGGGCGCTTATATTTGTCACTGAGATGACTGCGCCATTCGTCCCTTTGATGCCCGTGCTTTCCCAATGCCGATGAATGGATGCGAGCGATCCCCCAGCAATAATTCTCTTGTAGGCATCGCGTATTGCAGCAGCTTCTTCTTCAATCAGTTCCGAGCAGTCTGCGTTATATCCAAATCTGCGCGAGCCGCCTGAATACTCTCCAGCCATAGCTAACGACAATCGAACGCGAGACACTCGCCTAGCGATGGCTTCTGATTCTTGATTGGCAATTGTCACCATGATGCGCGCCATCGTGATGCCACCCGTGTGGCTCAAGTCCATCTCACCTGTCACAGATCTGACCTTGATTCCATTTTCTTTCACTAAGTCAATCAAGTCCTCAAGGTCGCGCGGATCGCGTGCAATCCTGTCAAGAGTGTATGCCAGCATTCCCTGAAATTCTTCATTAGCAAAGCCCTCCAGCATCCTTGACCATTCTGGCCGGACTACGCGCAGCACACCGTCTCTGTTTTTCTTGCGTTTGAATGCGCTCGTATCGTTATCAGTAAAGATCTCGCCAATTTTCCAGCCAAGTTTCTTCGCCAATTCTTTGCAATCCTCTATCTGACGATTGACTCCAGCTTCTTCGCCTGCTGTGTCTTTTGAGATGCGGACGTAGACAGCCGCTGTGGTTGTCATGCGCGTGCTTCTTTTGCGCGCTGGATTCCTCTGAGCGTGCGCCTGCTCCGGTGATTTTCCGCTGATTCTTGATTGGCAATTGTCACCATGACGCTCGCCATCATGCGCGCCACCGTGATGTCAGTAGGTGTGTCCAGCCTCAAGTTTCCAGTGACCGTTTCGGCAATTGCTCCAGTCTCATGGAGTACATCAATCAGGTCCTCAAGGTCTCTGGGATCGCGCGCGACTCTGTCAACGCTGTAGGCAATGACTCCATCAAATTTCTTGGCTTTTAGGCCAGCCAGCAGCTGCTGAAATTCTGGGTTCCTGACTTTTTCCTTGCCGCGCCCCGTGGGGTTATCTGTGAAAACTGCTGTGATTGCAAAGCCTTTTGCCTGGGCAAACTCTCTACAGGCTTGCACCTGTTGATCCATCGTGCGCGCATCTTGTGCCTTTGCATATATCGCTAATGATTTCATGTAGGAAAGTCTACCACCGCTCCGCCGACAATGGAGTTTATTACACCAATCGGCGCGCCGAGAAACCCTTATAAACAATGAGTATAGGCCCCCGCGCCCCCTTGTAAGGGAAACGCGGGGGCAACCTGATCAGGCTCACAGAGTGGCTTCGTCTTCGTCTTCGTAGTAGGTCTCAGGCGGGTCAGCGATTTCGGTGATGATCCCGAAGCCCATCGGCGCCCGCTCCTCGATCTCCGTCTCGTTCAAGGCAGCCGCTAACCCAGCGACATGGTTAGCCAACTTTGTCAGCTGCGCGCGGGTGTACTCCACGCCCTCGACCTCAATCGAAACCGCGCCGGCAGCGACGCGGATCTTCACAGTTCTCGCGCCCGTCCAAGGGCGACCTTGGGAAGTTTTCCATTGATCGCATCCATATATCCCTTGGCATAGTTCCGGCCACCAACGGAGGTCAGCACCGCTTGCCAGGTTGCCTCATATTTGCCAACCGTGGACATCACCGCTGCTTCGATTGCTAGGCAACAGCAGACCTCAGATACACAAAACTCGTGGTGTTTCATGCGGGTCTCGTTTCGCCGTTTTTGAGTATCCGATTCCACGCGCCGCAGGCGCATCGTGCTTGCGGGAATGTGGTCGTCTTGGTGTGGACTAGCCCCGCCGGCACCATTGCCGTCGACCCGCAGGAGTGACAGGCCGCCATGTTGTCGGCGAAGGTTCCGGCGTGCGGCCCCTTGATCCACGGGCCTAGGAGTCGAAGCAGATTCTCGGTGATGACGACGTCTTGTTTGTTGTAGCGCCGGAACTTTGCCCACGCCTTCGGGTCGCCATCAAGTACCGCGTTCCAGAGTGCTTGGCCACCCGTGTCCAGTTTGGTTTCCATACCCAAGGCCGTCGTGACATACGCCAGTTTGTTGGACATGAAACGGAACCTTGCCCGCATGACCCGCAGTAGGTCGATGTCTTGGTGCGGCGAGGGCGGCGGCATCCCGGCCAGCAGAAACTCGCGGTGCAAATGTTTGATGTCAAAGCCGGGGCCGTTATAGGAAACGATCACATCGGCGTCGTTCATCATCTGCCAGGCTGCCTCGACCATCGCCGCCGTGCCGTCGTGAAATTCGGAGAAGTAATGCACTTTTGATTCGTCGAGCCACTTGCCGGCAAAGCAGAGCATCCTCGTCGGTTCGACGATTTGAGTGATCCCAATGTTCTGATTGAACAGCCCGTATGCCCGAACCGTGGCCGGCGAGGTTTCAATATCTATGGTCAGCACTCTCGGCGCGGTCGGCTTGATTGCCTCCAGCGCCGCGGCAAGGCTCACTTTTGGCAGTCGCCTCGACGATGCCTGATCAGGTTGGCTGCACTGGCCGCGTGGCCTTGAGAACGTAACGCCCGAACGATTGCGGCGCCGGTGAACTTCTCATCATCAAAGGCCACCTGTAGAGCTGCCGCGTCTTCCTTGGTGAGCGTTGCCACCAGCACACACGTCGAGCATTTCGGCCCGTGGTTCGTTTTGAACTCCGTCTTGAGTGCATCGGCAAGGTTCACAGTGGCCTCACTCCGTTGTTGTCGATCTTGAGTCGTGAAATCACCTCAGCGACATCCTTGGCCGTGGTGTTGCGCTTGCAGCCGACATCCCAATGCTGGGAAAGTTCTGTGTGCATCTCGTCGCACGACTTCCATGCGTAGCCGTTCGCTAAGACATGATGGCCGTCAGCGCATACATACCCCGCGAGGATCTTCTTCAAGATCGCGGTCTCCGGTGCCGTCAGGTGACGCTTCCCGTCAGCCTTCAACACATCCCAACGCGCGTCGGTTGCCGTCCCTGATGAGTGATTGCTGAGACCCGCACCGCTGCGGGCTTCCCTATAGATCCACCCATACGCCTTGGAACCCTCATTCAGGTTCAACCGCTTAGGCATTAGCCGGTGCCAGTCAGCCAGGAACGCCGCGAACAACGGAGCCGCCTCGCGCCTCACCGTGATCTTGGTGCCAGCGGTGCCGGGAATCGTGATCGTGCGAAGGCGAGGATCGACCCTCAGCTTGATTCCCGGCCAACCATTCAGGGAGGTCGCCATTTCAGGAACCGTTGCCGTAGCGAGAATCGGCGGGATTCAGATAATTAATCACCGGCGGCAGTGCCGACACGGCGCCGGCGATCAGCCAGGTTTGCCAATTACTGAGGGAGATTGAGCCGGTCGTGCTGGCATCGGCGACCGCTGCGGCGATGACCACGGCGAGGAAAGTCTTAAAGGCGGAACCGAGTGGGGTGCTTGCGAGCCAATTTTGCACAGGAATCTCCTATAGATAGGTGTAGCGATTTGGGCACAAAAAAAGGCGCCACATAGGGCGCCGATCACGTTCAAGGTTTACAGCTGCAAATGCTCAACGATCTGATCCAACTTCGCCGACACGTCCGCCAGCGACTGCCCGCCGTTGCGGTAGCCAGGCTGGATCGGCTGAGTCGCGTGAGCGACTTCCTCTTTCACGATCCGGCGCACCATTCGAGTCCACCACCTGGTGAACCCTGCGACGGCGCCCACGAAGGCGATGCAAAAAAGAAGAATCGCTGCAACATCAGTGATGTCGAACCCGTTTGAGTTCGGGTCGAAGAAACTCGCGGTGATCATGTCGCGTACCTGATGATGACGATGCCACTGCCGCCAGCGCCGCCGTTAGTTGAGCCAGCATTAGCGCCACCACCTCCACCGCCGCCAGTGTTCGCTGTACCAGCAACGCCAACACCACCATTACCACCTGCGCCACCGCCACCTGTCCCGCCAACGGATGCAGTACCAGCGTTATAACCAGCTCCACCGCCACCGCAGTAGAACTGTGCCGAGCCTGTCTGTAAAGAGTTGGACAGTCCTGCCCCACCGGAGCCGCTGACGTTTGTTACGCCAGCACCACCAACAGCACCTGCTCCTCCACCTCCACCTCCACCTC